GGTGTTATCACAGGTATAAGCGTAGGCACACGGATATACAAGTATGAGCGCGTGCCAAATGCTGATCCAAAGCAGATACCTACATACCGCGCGGTGGATTGGGAAGTAATGGAGGTGGCATTGGCCACTGTACCGGTGGATTACAAAAGTGCTGTGAGGTCTGAAGATGGTGGCAAGGAATACGAAATTGAAATTTTAAACAATAATATACAAAACCGTTCCAATATGGAAAAGAATATAGAGCAGCAAATACGCGATGCGGTGCGTGCTGCGGGATATGATGAGGCTTTTGCTGAAAGCCTGATAGGCCGTGCAGACATGACGCTGGAAATTGCGCAAACGGAAATTGCAAATAAGCGTGCTGCTACTAACACTCCGCTAGCACCGGCGCAGCAGACTGCAACACCTAAAGGAGATGATGGTGATGCCGCTACACGTGCCGTGGAAGCGGAGCGTGAACGCGTGGCGGGTATCAATACCATTGCCGGTAAATACCAGGGCAAGCTGGAGCGTTCGTTTGTGGATGGCCTGATGGGCAAGCAAGCAAACGGGCAGTACCTGACCGTGGACCAGGCTCGTATGGCGATACTGGAGAAGCTGGCAGAAGCTGATGTGAATGTGACTGGTGGCGGTAATGGCAGTGTTCGTACACAGGATATCCGCGACACTAACGTGCCCCTGGTGGAGGCGCTGATGGAGCGTGCGATGCCAGGCAGCGTGGCTAAGTTCTATGATCTTAAACCGGAAACAAAGGGCCGCGGCTTGAGTGAGGCGGCAAAAGATTTCCGTTATTCAAGCCTACTGGATATGTGCCGTAGCGTGTGTCAGCGTAATGGTATTGCGGTAAATGGTTTGAGTAAAGAAGAGGTGGTGAAACGTGCAATGAGCACTACTGATATGCCGGACCTGTTCACCAGCACTACGAAGCGTTTTATGCGTATGTTCTACGAGCCGATAGTGCCGGAGTGGATGCCGTTTAGCCGCAGGGTACCTGCCGATGATTTCCGTGTGAAAACCGGTATCAAAGTAGATATGGCGGTGACCTTTGAAGAAATTGCGGAGAATGGTGAGTATAAGGAAAGCAATATCATCAGCAATGAAAAGGCTACCGTACAGTTGAAAACATACGGGCGCCGTTTCAGCATAGGCCGCAAAACCATCATCAATGATGATCTTAGCGTGCTGACCCGTTTGCCTCAAATGATCGCACTGGGTTACCGTCAATTCCAGAGCAAAAAGGTATGGACGCTGATCACCGGAAACGCAATTTGCCCTGATGGTAACGCATTGTTCCATGCAAGCCACGGTAACCTTGGCACCGCTGCAGTGATCAGTGATACCTCGTTGAGTGAGCACCGTACAAAGATGCGCCGCCAGACAAGCCCTGAAGGCCATGAGCTGTTTATCACTCCGAAATTCCTGATGGTGCCACCGGAACTGGAAACAAAGGCGCAAAAGCAGGTATCTGCGATACTTGCGGCCAGCACTAAGGATGTGAACCTGTGGGGCACTCTGACACCATTTGTAAATCCATATTTCACGGATACCAAAGCATGGTACCTGGTAGCAGATCCTGCAAGCATTACGTGTGATGGTTTGGTGCATGCTTATCTCGACGGACAAGAGAGCCTGCACACGGAGAGCTTCATTAACCAAGATAATGATGCACTGGTGATAAAAGCGCGTGGTGACTTTGATTGTGCTGTATGGGGCTGGCAGGGCTGGACCAAGAACGCCGGCGCGGATGAGGAAACTGCGGATTAATGGGCAATTGCGTAATGGCTCAATTGAATTGAAACATAATTTTTAACAAGTAAATTTTTAAGCATGAAAAATATAAGGTTTCTCTTTTTGGCACTGTTAACGTGTGCTTCATTATTTACCGTGAATTCGGACGCACAGGTGTACAGTGTTGGCAGCACGGGTATAAAGCTGCAGCCGGGTGGTGATTTTGCCTATACAACGGGCACCAATGTGCTGGCTACCACTACGGTGACGGTGAGCACTACTGGCGGCGATACGGCCACGCTGAAGTTGAGCGGCGGTAATGAAACGAATACGCTGCATTTCTGGACTTCGTTTACGAAGGTTAGCGGGGCTACGGATAGTATTACGGTTACGATATATGGTATAGTGAAGGATGGTGTTACACCCAGCACGAATACTTTATATAAGAGCTTGTACAGCGCACAGACGGCTAACAGTTCGGGTGAACAGATATTCGACCTGATCATTACGGGCAATGACTATACTGATTATATGGTGGTAACCCGAAAATCGGGTGTGGCTGCTGGCGCCGGTACCGTTAAACATTTATGTTTAGTCCGATGATCTTACCATTTTTTGAGAGATATGATATCTCATTGCCCCGTATCCGTAAATGGAACGGGGTTTTGAGGTAAGATCGTATAAAATAAAATATTTTTTATGGGAAAGAACATGGTTGCAAAGGGGGATAGCGTAATGATAGCAATACCTGACGGTGGATGCAGTACGGGTACTCCGATATTGTGGGGCGCGAAGGTGGGTGTTCCTGATAATACTTATGCTGCCAGCACCAGCGGGAATGTGACGCTGCACCTGGCGGGGGTATTTTCCGACCTTGTGAAGAAGGAGGGTGATACGTTTGCGGAGGGTGCCGTGGTGTACTGGGATGATACGGAAAAGGAGCTGACGAGCACGAGCAGCGGTAATACGCTGGCTGGCCATGCTTATGTGGCTGCAGGTAGCTCTGCTACTACTATGACGGTGCGGCTGGTGGGGTAATTAGCTAATGTGATGATTAGCTGATTAGCTGATTGTAAATGTGTAAAGCGTGGGGTTGCTTCGTGCCTCGCAATGACAATGAGTGTATTTGATAGTTTGGCGAAGGTGGCGGTGGGTGTAACCAGTAGTTTGTTTGGCGATGTGTGTACGTGGGTGAAGGATGGCAGCAATACCTATACCGCCAAGGTGAAGTACAAGGATGAGAAGGGTGATGCCAAGATGGGTGATGTGAAGTATAATCTGAACCATTGGAGCATTGTGATAGTGGATAGTGATTTTCCGGGTTTGAAGGGGTTGGTAGATCAGTTGAAGAAGCCGATGGTGACTGTGAATGTGCGGGGTGTGAATACGGATTTTATTTGTATGGAGGTGTACCCGTTGAGTGACGGGCGGTGTGTGAAGATAAAGATGCAGTTGAAGCCCTGATTGGTTGATAAAAAGTTCTTTTAAATAATTAAATGCAAACAATATGCCGGACCGTGCGCACCGATACCGAGAGGCGCACCAACCACATCCGGTATATTGTTTACATAGTGCGGTAGAGCAGCGGTAGCTCGAATGGCTCATAACCATTAGGTCCCGGGTTCGAATCCCGGTCGCGCAACAAGTGGATAGGTGGAAGCCTAGCATGTAAAAGGTTCATTGAAATATGGATTATGGTGCTTTAGAAACGGAGATTGTTGGTGTGCTCAATAGTTATTTTGAGGACAATGATCTTGATGAGTTTTATGAAGCGCGTGAGATGCCGGAGAACCAGACGGAGCTTTTACAGGGTTTTACCAAGGGTCAATGCAATGTGGCTTACCTGGATAGCAACTATGGACCGCCGGCCAGTACCAGCAGCATAACACAGATGGAAACGGTGACACTGGGTGTGTTTATGCGGTGCAATGCGGTGAGGGGTGCTGAAGGTAGCCACAAGTTGCTGGCAGAGGTAAAAAAAGCTCTAGTTGGTTATAGACCGGCGGATGCACGCACCCGGATGTGGATTGCGGAATATGCCGGGTGGAATATAGAGGATGCACAGGTGGGGAATATGCTGGCATTCAGGTTTGATACGGTGAATGTGCAGAGCATAGTGGAGCCGGAGGCTGATGATGTGATAAGCGCTACAGGGACTGTGAAGGAAAGCGCCCCATTGCTGCAGGTGGATAGTGACTTGTATGATGCACGGCCGGAGCCGGATGTGAAAATTGGTGAGGATAGTGTGGTACTGGCGGAGGAGGTGCAAACGGAACCATAGCCATAATAAAAAATCAGGTATGAAAAAATACAGATATACACAACATGGTTTAGGACACCTGCAGATAGGTGGAAAAGATCACTTGCTGGAGCATGGTGATGTGGTGGAATTGCCGGCGGATGATGGTAGTGTAAAGGAGTATGTGGCGCTGGGGTACCTGGTGGAGGTGAAGGACCATGAGGTGAAGGCGGAGCCTATAAAGGCCGGCGATGTGGTGGTGCTTGCAGATGGTACGGGTGAGAAAATGACTGTGAAAAAGGCAACTAAATTCAACGCTACGTGTACATGGTTTGAAGGTGAAGAGGTTAAAGAGCAGGCATTTAAGGTGGAACTGTTGAGGCGTGCTGACTAGCTGAATGGTGCCAACGCCACTGAAGCGTGATAGTAGTAATTGAGTTTGGTAAAAAATATTATTAACTGGGGTTACGCAATACTGATGTGTACCTCGCAATGAGCATAAGATGGCATTTAA